CAGTCGGCATTACACGAGCATAGAAACCAGAGGTTGCGGTGCCCTCGTCAACGGGGATTACCGAACCAGTATTAATTGTGGTGGGAGTAAGGGGTTGTTGAGCGCTTGCGTCGCCCCCTTGATAGCCGGCCCTCACTGGGCCAGAAAAAGTCGTACGTGCCATGACGTTCCTTTCGTGTAGTAGCACATCCTCATACCGTCTCTACTAAGTTTGCTAGGTCAATCGGTATGAGTAAAAATTCCTAGATCTAAACTGCAAAATACACCAAAAAGAAAGGGGGCACAAGGCCCCCTCTCCTGTACTTCTTACGCTCCAGGCGAAGCGAACATCCCAAGCGGATCCGAGAATCCAAAGGAATAACGCTCACGAGCTTTGTAACGAACGTTGCCGGTATCAAAATCCCCGTCCATGGAGTTAGCCATGGGAGTACGGATGAAGTGCTTCAGACCGTTGGGAACGTCAGTACACAAGAACCAGGCGTCGTCATCCGTCAGGTAGTTGTTAACCCTGTAACCCTCTGGAATCGAACCGTTGTTCTTGATAGCGTTGATGTCGTTGTCTGCCGTACCAACACGAAGCTCCGTCTCAAGAAGACGAGTAGCTACGAACTGGAGAGCAGGGGGGACAATCAACTTACGTGGCTTGGCAGCGATCAACAGACCACGCTCATCCGTCCAGGCAGCGATTTGAATGACAGCGGCTTCAAGCGAAGTCTCATTCAGGTCGGCAGGGGTGGATGGTTCGTTGCTGTTAGTGCCACCAGACACCAAGGGGTGTGCAGTTGAGAACAGTGGTTGACCATCTCCGCCTGGGAAGGCAGAGCTAAAGCCATTGTTCAGAATTGCAGCAGCCTTAGTTTGCTTGGTGTAAGCCATAGCACGAGCCAGAGCCTTTGTGTATCGACTAGACAGAGAGTCATAGAGGTTGTCCTCAATTGCCTCTTCTGTTAGTGAAAACCCTAGTGCAATGGTTTCGTGGTTGTATCGAGCAGAAAACGCTTCTTGTGCGTTGTCATAAGCGATGGCAGAACCTTCGTTTTTGACCGGCGCAGCAGAAAAGCCCGACAGTTTTGTTTCTTCTTCAAACGAACGCTCGGAGGTTTCAGTTTCAAAAATCTCTTTGTGTTGTTCGCCGTAAGTTGCATACTCCAAGCCAAACAAAGCGTTTAAGCCTGGGAGCAACTCTTTCAGTAGTTGGGCACGAGAAATAGCCATTTAGTTGCTCCTTATACGCCAGTTGAGTTAGTGTACTGGTGCGTACCGATGTTTATTTTGACAATAAATTCGGGGAACGTCTGAGCACCAGTTGCCGGGTCGGTAATTACTGTATCCCTAACCACATCAATAATACGGATGGGGAGGGAGCTAGTGGTGTCTTGCGTGCCTTCGTCAATCGCCACGGCAGAGTTGCCAGTAGTGGCAGACCCAGGGTTTTGAATTAAGGCAATATTTGCACCAATGACATCAATGCCCATTGCAGCGACAGTAGTGCCAGAAGAACAAGAAACCACTTGAAACAGTGTGTCGGGATCATCAGCAACAAAAGCAAAAATCTTCGTTCCTGCGGCTACAGATGTGCTTGCAGGGTAGAACTGTTGCTGTTGGACTTGACCGGTAGAAGAATTGACAAAAGTACATCCTAAGAACACGCCACACGGTGTTGCTGTGGTGGTTCCGGTGTCTTTCTCAATTGTTCCGCCAGTTACTCGTTTGACCAAATCGCCATAAAAAATGCTTGTTCCATAACCGACGTTAGCCGTCGTTGCAATTTCCATCTGGCGAGTTGCTCCCGCAAAGACTTGACCACCAATTAAATTGATTGGCTTTAGTCCGTACGGTTTATCTACAGTGGGATAAGCCATATTAAACTCCTAAAAGTTATCTACCGGTTCCGAACGACGTTGTGGATTTTCTCTCTTTAAAGAGCGGCATCCGTGGGTCGTTCTCTCGCATAAAGTTGTTATCTACAGATTCCATTTGGTCTTTATTTTTCTTAGAGTAATAAGCTCTTTTCTGTTCCATAAAGTCCTCGGGAACCTTACAAAGTAATAGTCCTGCAACCTCAATGTTGTCTTTAAAACGACTGTTGGGGTCTATAAACAATTGAAATTGCGGCTGCTCTTCAATCCTTACAGGCTCATAACCTTCCCGAAGTTTGGCGGAAATATTACGAGGATCTGATTGGTTTAGAGTTGAAACACGTACCCAACGATAGTCGTACCCAGGTTGTTTGTCCGGCTCCGGTAATGTCGAAGCAGGTTGCCACGTTTTGGGCCGCTCTTTATTGGAGCGTGATTCAAGTTCTCTTGCAATTCTGTTTTCAGCCATGATTAAGCTCCCATCGTTTTTGCGTATTCCCTCGCGTACTGCTCAGGAGTTAGTCCAAGTTTTTTGGCAAGTGTCAACTGCGACTGCTTCAGTACGATCTTTTTGGGGGCCGTACTACGCGACGCGGATGCTACAACCGTAGCTGCTGTGCGCTGAGGTTTCTCAGGCTCTTCGTCCCCAAAATACTCTGGGAACCTTTTTTGCATGGTCTTATTGACCGTGTTCCAATACTCGTCAGTACCAATGTATTGCGCACCGTACTGTTTCTCTAACTTCTGATGCAGGCCCAACGCCGTTGCTGTCATTTCCTCGTCTTGACCGAACCACGTATTCTGTTTGCGCCAGCTATCCGTTTTTGGGTCAAGGCGAGGGGCTGCTGCCTGTGTTGGTTGATTTTGTACACTATTGTTTTCTTCTTGTAAAGGGGGTCTGTACCCTTTTAGTCGTTGAAGACGATAACTTGCGTTATTTAATTTTTCTTGAGTGTCTACAATTTTGTCTGAATCACCCGAGTCATAAGCCTCCTTATAGGCTCGTTTTGCCATTTCCATCTCTAATTCAGCAGCACTTGTAGCCGTTGAAATTAAAGATTTCTCGCCCTCGGTCAATCGGCTTTTAAGCTTTTTATTTTCTTCAACCAAATTTTGAGCCAGGGTAACTGCCTCTTGCTGCTCACGCAAAGCGCTCTCTTTTTCGCGGCGCTCGTCGTGCCAGACTTTTTTCATCTGCTTAAGACGGGTTTTTACCTTCTCAGAATAGTCCTCAAGCTCATCTTCCTCAAGCTCCTGAACCATTTCTTTGGGTAAAGGTTGACGGTTCCTGTCTTGCTCAGGCGTGTCGTCCTCTATCTCAAGCTCAAAATCCTTTTCTTTGTCTTCGATGTCAATTTCTTGCCCTTGAACTTCTTTTTCTTCAGCCATGATTAACTCCTTTATGCGCGACTAATGCCTCGGGGATCCTCTACAACCCCTTCGACAGCGTCATCGTTGATAATGCGGAACTCCCGCCCGTGAATCTTCACCCGTGTGCCTGCGTGCGGGCGAACTAAAATAAAGTCACCCTGCTTGCACCAAGGCCCAGAGGGGAATCTATCTTTGTCCTTGTAACAATCAGGACCCATCTTGACAACAAAAAGAACCGTAGTTAACAGCTCTTCATGCCTCATCGTTAACTCAGATTTAATTAAACCGTTGTCGTAAGAGTCTTCAATTTCAGGGATGGCGCAGAGAATACGGTAACCAGACGGATCTGGAAGCTGTTTTGCTTTTTGCTCTGGCGTTTCAGGTAACACTGTTGCTTCGTTTGGATCGCTTGTAGACCCAATCAGTATTTCACTCATCGTCTTGTTCCAACCTTTTAGAAAGTTCATCAATGTAGCTATTAGCTATCAATAGCCCTCGCACAACTCCACAGGAATATTTATATTCGCCGTGGTCTTTTGCCTTACCATCAGACAGGTCCTCCGCTATACGATTGCGTTCTTCCAGTAGCTGGTCTGACAAATACTTTAATGCGTCCATTTACTCGCCTTTAGGTTGTTGGGTCATTTTTTCACCCATTTTTAAACCCAATTCGACCCCTTTAATCTGCTCATCAACTGCGCGGGCGGCTGCGTCAAAATCCTGTTGAGTCTTATCTTTTGCTATTTGAGCGCCAAGCTTAGCCCCCTCAACTTCGGCTTGCGTAGTGATCCTTTGCTGCTCGATCTGCTGTTGCTGCATCCTAAGCTGGGCATCCATTTGGTCTTTTGCTGCTTTGCGTTGTACCTCAGCCGCTTTAAGCTGAAGCTCTTGTTGCTGCATCTGCACAATTGGGTCCTGTGCCGCCTGTTGTGCTTGCTGCTGAGCCATCATGGCTTGATTGGCCTGGAGAAGTTTCTGCGCACCTGCCGCAGCCAGACGAGAAATCTCAACCTCCATATCTTCAGACATCTCTTCGTTTGGATCTGGATACGGCACACCAAGCTTATCCTCGATGTTCTTGCGATACTGGAAGGCAAAGTGCTCCATGATATGCGCCATAAATGCTGCCGAGATAGACTGGGCCTTGGGGTTCTGCTGGAGGATCTGCATAGTTACAGGATCCTGAAGCATAGTCATGTGAACCGTAATATGCGCCGCATGGTCTTGGTAAATGAAAGCTTTAAGGGGCTTTTCATTAAGGGCGTCCATATTCTCTGATACCGGATCTGTTGGCTTAAGGTCATTTTCAATAGGCACCAATTTAGCAGCGTTACGAATCCCCAAGACCTCAAGCATCTGACGATGCAACAAAGGCAGGTCGTACAACTGGGGGGCGGATTGGGCTAGCTGGAGGGCCGCTTGATACTGGACAACCTTCTGAGACATGGTTGCCGAGTTAGGATCCGATACCGGCAGGACCTCAACCATATCGTAGTCGGATCTCTTCGCACGAGGCGGGCCCTCGACCGGGTCATACTCGTAGTCCTCAGGTGTGTAGTCACGGATGATGTTCTTTAAGAGCTTGAACTCCTGCTTCATGGCGTAGTGAACACGGGCTTGGACCGCGCTCATCACCTTTAGAGTTCTTTCTAATATGGCAAGAGTCGTCCCTACAGGAGACTGCGCCGACATGTCACTGACTTTAAGATCAGCCGCAGAAGCAAAGCGTCGGCCCTCATCAACGATTGTCCCAAGCAGGGTATACAGAACTTGGCTTGGCTCCTTGTAGGGGAGCGTCATGATGTTGTCTTTGATCGTGCCAGAGGCTACATCCACATCCCTAAACTCTGCTGGAGCAATGGGCGTGTCGTCTCCCTTTACCCTAAGGCCCTTAGTTTTAAAGCCGCCAGGCAGGTTAGAAAGAACACCAGCATCAACAAGCTGACGGAGTATCGAGGTGCCGGACTTGGCAAAAGCACCAATGAGATGAATAAGGCCAAAACAATAAAAGCCAAATCCAGGTACATAGCCATAGTGTACAAAGTGATCCCTCTTCTGCTTGTTTGGGTCGTCTGCGTGGTAGTTACGACGAATAGCTAGGACAGTTTCCGTGCCCTTTTCTATTGTCACCACGTAAGGCAGAGCAATCCCAGTCTCTTTGCCTTTCTCGTCTTTGTCCTCATACCCAGGCAGATCCAAGTACACGTGCATTTCAAGCAGCTTGTACCGATCATCCTGAGATGCCTTAAAGCCCATCTGCTCGGCAATCTTCTTCTCGATCTCATCCAAGGTATCCGTCGGGTCATCTAACTCAACATCTTTGTAGAAGCCCATGACCTGGAGTTTGCGCAGCTCGTTTTTTGTCTTGCGCATCACGTGGGTGACACGCTCAGAAGTCTCTAGGCTGGATGCCCCATAGGGCACCACAATATCTTCAGCCGGCACAAACAGAGATACTTGCCGGTCAAGGTTCGGGTCGAAGTAGACCTTCTTAAACGCATTACCTGAAAGCCCAAGGCCCCAGAGCATACGCTCATGCTCAGGCCGGTACTCAACCATGACTTCGGTGAGCTGGTAGTTCATGTCTTCTTTGACACGCTGAGCCGCCTCGATTCTATCTTGAGTTTCTTGGCCCAGGATAGAAGTCTTCACGGGGCCTGCCGCAGGGAAAGTCTCCATGATTGTTTCGGACTGGAACTTTACGATGGCTTCAGACAGCAGGGGGTGGTACACACCACAAGCCCCAGGCCACGGTTCAGTGCGCTCTTCGATCTTAAGGCCAAGAAGCTCTAGGCCATCTACATACGTCTGCACCCAGTCTTTGCGGGA